GAGCAGGTGGTAGATTGCACGAATGCCCCAGGCCATCGTCTCGAAGGTCTTGAAACTTTTATCCGGCCCGGTCACCTCTCCCCGCCACACCGATCCGTCTTTGCGGATATTGCCGGGGTTGTTGTTGCGAATGCCTCTTGCGTTACTCATAGTCTCGGTGGTTGTCTTTGTAGGCATGTCTGAACCGTGCATTTGTCATGTTCGGCAATCATACGCGCCTCTCGTTCATTAAGTAATTCTATCTTCATCGCGGAAATCTTCTTGCTTAAATCGATCCATTTTTCTCTCTCGGAGTCAGCGATGCCCTGAAGCTCGACAATTTGTTTGTACGCATTGTCGAGCATTTGATCTTGCATCTTATCATGTTTTTCATCCAAGTCGAGTTCTATACTCTCTGCTTCCGCTTTTCGCTTGCGCCGTTCGTAACGGTAATAAATAAATTGAACACCCCAGCCGGTACCGAATACCGTAGCCAAGATTGCCAATAATGTCTCCATGGTTTCAAATATTGTCCCGGCTGGGAAAATTGCCGGAAAGTTATCCGATCATCACGATGGCCCACATAACCAGCGCGCCGGCCATCACGGGCACAAAGTCTTTCCAGAACTTCGGCTTCACGTAGTTACCGTTTTTGTCCTTGTACTCCTTACCGGAGGTTTGTTTGATCCCGGCCCACGCAATCGCCACGATCAGCGCAGGAAAGAACGAGAACACGCCCATGTTCAGGATTACTCCACAGATTGCAGTCACCACCATCCCGATGATGATCTGCCAAAGGTTTGATTTTGTCATTGTAGTTTGGTTTTAGAGATTACTTTTTCGTTTTGGCTGCCGGTTTCTCCGGAGCTTCCGGCTCGGGCTGCTTCACCAGCTCATCGAGCATCATGCGCTCCGAAGTGGTGAGTTTGTTTTCCTCCCAGAGCGCATCGGCCCCGGCCTCCGAAAGAAACGGCTTGAGTTCGACATCCGACGTGTCCACCTTGTTCATATCGTCGAGGAATGAAGCGACAGCGGCTTTGTCGTTACCTTCGGCAATCCTTCCGGTGTTCGGGTCGATCTCGATTCCGTACTTCTTCATCGCCGTGCGCATCTTCTCGTCGCGCATTTCGAGGTTGTATTTGGCAACCTTCATTGTGTCGAGCAACCCTTTGCGCTCATCGTGAGAAATGCTGCCGGAACTGATTTTGCCCAAAAGCTGGGTCAGTGCTACAAGTTCGATCTTTTTCATCTTTTTGAGTTTTTAGGGTTACGCTTCGACTACTGATTCAGGCTGTTCGGTCATCGTCAGCGCGATGGCGTCCATCTTCTGCATGAACGGAGTGAGGATCGCCTGCGCCTGCGAGAAGTACTCCACATCCGCGCTGATCTGCATCTTGCCGTCCGCGTACTGGTTGAACGACGCTTTGACTTCTCCGTTCTCGGTGATCTGGCCGCCCGTGTAGGAAGCGACCACGGCATTGGTCATCGTTCCCTCCGCCGAAACTTCGGCCGAACCTACGCTTGCCTTGATAAGCCGCTGAATCGTTTGTGCGGTGATCTTGTTCTCGTTGATAATTGCATTTACTGTTGACATAATTGAAAGATTTTATTGATTGATAACAAATTAGATGTTCCTTGCCTGTATCTGGAAGGTTCCGGTCTGGTCGAGCAGTTCGCCGAATCCGAGTTTGATGTATGAGTTCACAACGCCGGTCGGATAATTGTCCAACTGAAAGTCCCCGTTATGCCATGCGAATTGCTCGATTTCCAGCACATAGTCCTGGCTTTCCCCGGCAGCCAGAACGATCATCGAAACCCTGTTTCCCGTTGTGGCATCCAATACGAGGGGTATCCCTTTTTCGACCGTCCCCCAGAATGATACCACCTCTACTTCTTGCAGCGTGGTGTATCTTACTTCGTGTTCTGCGATATTGGTGATCGTTACCTTGACATACGCATACTGAGTACCGTGGAACAGCAACGGAGAGGATGTAAAGTTGCTGAACGGATAGAAAGTGTATTTTGCGCCGTCGGTGTTTATCCCGGTCATCTTGGCCGAAATCAGGATCGAGTTGAAGATATTGAGCGGAACCGGATTTATGAACGTGCTGTTGTGATACACCACCAGCGGATCGACTTCTAGATCGCTGATGTTCCATTCGTCCTGATTCGTCCATGTGGACTTCTTTTTGCTCAGCACGAAAAGCATGTATTTGTGGTGCGTTCCTGCTCCGATTTCGAAGAAGTCCACGGTAATACTATTGCCGCCCTCGCCGATGGTCTTGTCGCAAGTGATTAATTTACCCTCGGTAGCGGTCAATGAGGTAAGCAAGGCAAAACCCCAGTAATAGTATTGAATCCCTTTCATGTTCAGCGCCGAAACATTCGTCTTGCTGCTTGCTGGGATCTGCTCGAAGGTGAACGTGCGGGAGGTATAACCCGTATCGGACATATTGACGCTGACGGTTCCCGTACAACCCGAACTGAGGCAGGGCCGCGCGGTGTGCTCGTAACCGCCGAAGTCGTGAAGGTTATACGGACTGAGCCGTCCGCCGGTGGGTTTGTCCCGCGTCCAGTTCAAGGATGTATCCACGGGTAGGGTCAGTGCCGGGATATTGATCCCAAAATTCTGTTTTACATTGGCCGGCCAGTCGGTATCCGGATCGTGATAGGAACCTGAATCGACAGGTTTATAATAGGAAAACATATTGACCTTATCCGAACAACATAGCACTTTTATGTTCGACGAGGATTCGCCGAGCGCGCGTTGTACGTCAATAATGGGATCTGGTTTCTTTGGTAGTGCCATAGTTTTATTGATATGCTGTTACGCCGCCTGTAGCGACAAGGTTTCCGTTCACGCGCAGCGCGCCGTTGTATACGTCGATGGTTATTCCTCCAATTACGAGTTTGGTGGCAGTGACGGTACCGGCAGCGGTAATGTTTTTCGCGGCCCAATCCACAGTCGAGAGGTTGGCGTTTTTCTCATCCCAAATTTTTACCCATCCTCCGTTCTGCAAGGTTCCAGAAGTCACCCGTTTATAGTACAGCGTATTGTCATTGAACGGAACAGCCAGATCGGTATAATACCCGGCGCTGTTCCCGTGGTTAAAGCGCAGGATGTGCCACCATGCCGTCGTGGGTGTGTCGTTTGTTTTTGCTGCTGCTCCGGCAGTACCTGCCAGGTTAAAATAATTTATACCATTCCAGCCATAGGTCATCTCGCTATTCGAGTTTAGCCGGTTGTTCGTCACACTAAGCGACACGTTCGCCGAGCCGTCCATCGATACATTGCCAGAAGCCGAGCCGGTGAGGGTGAGGGTGCGCGCTGTCGCCCATTTGCTGGCCGATACCGCATTGGCAGTCTTTAGGAGATAGTTATCCGGATTGAAATTACCGGAGTGGTAAACGGTGTAATCACTACCCGGATCTACCGGACGATAGGTCAGGGCATTATTAGTATGGACGAACAAAATACTCGTAACGCCGGTATTTGTTTGTTCAAACTGAAGCTGAGGATATGCCCCTGTTTGGCATTTCATTATGCCGGAAGTGAAACCATTGGCAACAGTTAAGCTTCCGGTTATGGTTTTATTGCCTGTTAACGGCAGGTAATTGTCCGGATTGAAGTTTCCGGAGTGCCACAAATTGACAAATGCTTGCCACTCTCCGTTTACCATCCTTCTGATCTGGAACACATCCTGATCATGGCGATTGTAAAGTTCGGTCATATAATTGGAAGTCTGCCCGAATTTTATAAAAGGCCCGTTAAAATTACCTCCAGCAGAACTTCCACTATAGCCTGCGCCTATTTCATTGCTATTATCATTTACACCTCCCATCCCCAGATAAGGGAATTTGCTATCAGGGTTGAAGTTGCCCGAATGGTAAAGGATAAATTGAGTTCCAGCCGTGTTGATAAATCGGGGAGCTGCATCGTTATTTATAATTAATGACGGAGAAATTGTTCCGTTGGCATATTGCATAAAGGCACCGTTAAGTCCTTGTGCTACTACCCCAAAATAGCCGCTTACCGTAGAGCCGTTCATCATGTACTTTGTACAGGCTTGAAGGCTCGAACCTGTTATGATTAGAGGCGCAGAATTACCTGTATTTGTAAGTGTCCCCCCGGATAGTGGCAGGTATGTGTTGCCGATGGCTCCGAGAAACGAAGCGGAGATCGTGAACGGATAACCGTCCGGGGTGATCGCGCCGGTCAGGGCCTGTTTGAGCAGGTCATAATCCAATCCGCCACCACCGCCGCCCGAAGATGGGCCGGTAGCATAAGCGCTGATGCCTGCAACGCTGAGAAAGTCCAGCTTTGCCGAGATCACCCGCACACCGTCAACCGTCTTAATTTCGAAGGCTTCATCCCAAACGGACTTATCCAGCTTGGACGAGGGATTGAAGTTGCCGGAATGGTATATTATTCCGTCGTTGGTGCCATTGTACCTCCATTTCAGATCGTTGCCATGCCGAAAAAGCAGCCTCTCTGAATTATCCGCTGTTGCGCGAAAAGTTAACTGAGGGTATGCACCGCTATTCGCCAGGATGAACGAGCCGATAGTGATTACATTACCGGTTAGGGTGCCTCCGCTCAAAGCCAGCGCCCCGACCTCGGCGGCAGTATAGGTCGGCTTCGAGGCCGCTTTAGCCCACGGGTATACGTCAGAGGCCGGAAGGGACGCAGGTGCACCGAACACGTCCGCCCACCGGGTCGGGTAATACTCCGGTTTTCCGGTGATCTGATCCCACGACGAAGCCCCGGCGATGGACGAGACCGGTACGTTTACAAAATGCGTCCCGTTGTACTTGAGAATGTCCCCGGAGGCAAGATTAGTCACTGCCACGTCCACCAGATCGACCAACGCACCGGAGAACCCGCCGGAGAGGGAGCCCTCCGCATAGGCTGTGATGCCTTTGAGCCCGAGAATATCGTACTTGACTTTCAGCGCCGGTGTGCCGTCCACCGTGACCACTTCGAATACGGCATCCCATGTTGGCTTAGGCAGATAGTTGCCCGCTACAACGTCATCGGTTAGATCGGAGAGTTTCGTTGGCCGGCCCACCACCAATTCCCAACTCGTCGGGTAAACCGTAGGCTTGCCGGAAAGGTTGGCCCAGGTCAGATAACTTGAAATATCGCTTGCCTTGAGGTAGCTGTTTGCGGTCAGGTATTGTGCAAGGGCCGCAGTATCGAGACCGACCAGATCGGCGAGCGGCTTTGCAGACCAATGTGTAGCCCCGGCTAGTTGTACCATCACCCGGTCGGCGGTAGGTACCTCGTCGGCCCACTGCCCGACGTTGACCAACTCTCCGAGGGAACCAGATGCACCACTGCCGGAGGTGGAACCCAGACCGTAAGCGCTGATGCCTTTGTCGGAGACAATGGAATGTTTAGTACGAATAATCCAACTATCCTTGTCTGATTTGTCCTCTGTAGTGTCTAGTGATTTATCCCAATAGAATTTATCATCCAACATATCGGCGCTAATCCTTTTGGCTTCACTCCACTCGGGGTTGTCAATTAACAGATTAGAACCCGCCAGATCGTCCGATGTAGCCATACCAAGCTCATTTACCCTCTTGGTATTCGCTGCATTATCGGTCCATAAAAGAGTATCCCTATTCCCTCCTGTACTGATATTGGACGATCCGCCTGAAACAGCACCTCCTGTTATTACGTAATCGTCGGTGGAATATGGTTCCACTTCGATAAATTCGCCTGTCAGCGTCTCTTTGGTTACATCGTATGTCCCACCGTTGATAACATACTTCTCGTTATCGATAACGAGAATTTTGGAAAAATCCTGACCGTCAAAAAGAATTGTTCCGGTCATAATCTTCCGGGCCTTTTTGCCGTGATGGGCCAAACCACGTCCAACAAGCTCCAAAAGATTGTATTTGTTTCCCGGGAATGCAGACCTATACCAATCTGTTAACGGTGTGTGGTAATCGTCATTGTCATGAAGTCCTCCCGCAAAAGCGAGGTATCCCCCACTACTATCGGGAATTTGACCATACTTGAAATCGAATGATTGTTTTACGTTATTGGATTCGTTTATAGTTATTTTGGATTCCTGGCCGCTAATGTCTTCTTTCTCATCCTTAAAATACATCTTGATATTGTCGATTCGCATAGCGAAGGAACCGAGCAATGTCCCAGTGTATGACGTTCCCCACCTGTAGATAGTAAAAATAAGATCGCCATTTTCTGGAATGCTTTTAACGACTATGTCCAACTGTGTTTTATCCTCTTGGAAAGATTCAGCCGTTAAGGGGTCAGGTGTCTCAGGTAAATTTAGCTCAATACGATAATCTTGATTGCTACTGTCATACGGCTCCCATGTGTTATTCTTGCATATTAAGGTTGATCCATCCTCTTTTTTTAGGAATATATTGCAATAAAAATTAAGATGATATGTGTTATAGTTAAATCCGTAATGGCGAGAAATGACATGCCCTATTCCTTCGTAATATTCTACTTCAAACAATTCGTTGAATGTATCGATGTTTATATGTAAGGGGGTGCTTGACTTTTTACATATAAATGATGTACTTATGCTTGAATTAGGGTATTCCGTTTTATTGTCGGAATTTATAAGCATAGACGTATTAGGAATCTTATCAAAAATATAAGTCCCTGTATCTTGATTAAATGATGTGTTGTAATATAATTCGTCTGGGTTATTAAATAGTATTCCATTGGATGCATTGGCTTCACTCTGGTTCCATCCTTGAATAGTATATAGCCGTTCACCCGGACGAGAAAAATCCTTGTTGTTTAATTTGATAAATTCATATTTATCTTTGTTCGGCATTTTATTGAAGAAATTATCTATCTTCAAATAATCCTGCTCCAACTGTTCTTCACGCCAAGCCGGGGAAAAATCAACCCGCTGCGACCTATCGATAAATGTGGGAGTGTAGTTCCCGCCTAATTCAACCTCATTCGCTATGTCGTGTAGCGTGTAGTTGTCATTGATGTATCTCAGCTGGAGCCCACAACCGGATAGCACTTCTTCAAGAACCTCAAACCAAGTTTTATCTTTAAGTCCTACGGTTTGAATATAGGCATCGGTTATTGGTTTGCTACCTGAAAAGATATTTACTCGATTATCTAAGCTAAATTGAGCTTGGATTTTGTCGAAAGCCTTGGTTAATAGCTGCTCAATAGACACAAAGTCGTAATCAAACCAATCGTAGTCTATCTCTGAAAGGTAGCCTATATTATCCCTGGCTACTAAGTTTATGGTAGAGCGGTATTGCAAATCCTGCCCGAAACTGTCCGGCGTAATGTAGCCGCTCCATAGGCGCACACCATTCCGTAAAAGGAAAACACGGAAACCGAAAGCGTCAGAAGTGAAAAATTGAGTATAATCGAATTGATCTTTATCGATAATATTAATACTCAGGTAACTTTTAATGATAGGGCGGTATATTTCATCCCCTTCCCCTTCCAGAGTAATGGAGAAAGGAGAGCTGCTAAACTCTTCAAGCTCCATAGTGGTTCCGGAGAAATCTTTTTTATAGATTTCAAGCCGGTAAACATGCTTCGTTCTTAAGGCGGTTATTTCCTTGTATGCAAATAAACCGTACATATTTATCGGGATTTGTTTTTCAGGTACTTGTCGCTTGCCAAAACAATATCTTGACCGGATATACGCCCGGTAACATTAACGTCAACAGATTGAGCCCTGTAGGACGCATAGCCATATTGACTTGATACTCCGGAATAACTGCTGCCACCGGAGAAAGACGTATTAGGGGAATAGCTTGAACTTCCTGAATTGCCTCCTGATGATGCTATTGCAGACAGACCAGCTCGTGCAGCTACACCAATACCAACCAAGATGGCTCCTGCAGCTATAGCGCCAACGCCAAAAAATCCTGACAATGCAGCTTTCAAGGATTCAATCGCCTTACCTGTTGTCATAATAATTGTCCCGGCTGTAATAGCCATATCTGCCAGAGGTTTAAGAAGGCTTGCTATTGCCTGCCCTGCGTTCATGTCGGATATTCCAGCCAATCCGTCAGCAAGAGCCTGAAAGCTGCTAACCATTGTGTTGGTTATTGTTTGATGGATAGAGTTGGCGACTTGATCCACTTCTGCGGCTTGTTCTTTGAATTGCTGTATCTTATCCTTATATAATGTTGGATCAAATGAATAAGACGCTAAATTTTTCTCCAGTTTGTTTTTTTCTTCTACTCTTTTGAACCAAAATGAACCTCCGGTTCCTTTAGTTGAATATCCGGATGCAATATCGCCTTCCGCTAAAATTTCAGCTCTTCTCTTTTCATCTTTCGCGGTAATCTCAAGTAATGCTTTGGCGGCCTCTAATTCCTCTTTCTTAGCGGCGGCCATATCGCGAACAGACTGTATATTAGTAGAGTTATACAGTTTTTCCTGAGCTTCGATTTGTTGGTTGATGTAGTCGATGGAGCCTTTGACCACTGTATTGGTAGAGGTCATCAATTCCAATCTCTTTTTGAGGGATTCTATCTCGCTCGTGTATGCCGCCTTTTTTTCAGGATTAGCCTCCTGTGCTCGTAATTCTTCAAGAGCTTCGATTTGAGCCTTTATCCCTTTCTCGGTTTGCTCTCGGGCTATTTTTTCTTGTTCTTGGGCTTTAATTATCTTAATCTTTTCTTTTAGGGCTGCTATAACTGCCTTCTTTTCTTCTTCTGAACTGAAATGTGCATATTGGGATTGAGCAAATGCTAATTGTCTTTCGGCTAATTCTATGGTATTTAATCCTTCAGTCCATAAATTGACCCGTTCTTGAATTTGCTTGTCTGCTGATGTATTACCAGCTCCTTCGGCTAGCGCCTGCCTCTGTATTCCTCCGTGCCCTAAAAATCCCAAGAATTTCTGCCATGTGGACAATCTTTCGCTATTTATCAATGCATCGAAAGAATCTGCGATATATGTAAGAGTGCTAACTATAGCATCGCCAGTACTTTTTACTACAGACGTATCTCCTACAGATGTCATAAAGTTCTTCCAAGCTGCTCCTAATTTCTGTGTTTTTACCGCCGAAGTTTCGATAGCATCACCGGCCTCGCTCATGCTCTTATTGATGATGTTGCCTACAGCCTTGCCCATGTCCCCGGTTTTCGCAAGTTCTTCCCGTAGTTCAGAGGCGGAAATACCGAGGTTATCCAAAATCAATGGAGATTTACGCCCGATACCCAAAATGATAGACTGGACGAGATAATCAACACTCTCTCCCGTTTCAATTGCCCGGTTGGTAGCGAATTTTAGATACGTTGCGAGTTGATCGAGGGGGATTTTGAAATTGTTGGCCTGAACTGCCGTTTGCATCAATTTGAGCTCATCGGTAGTCCCTCGGGTGGCTTCTTTCAGGTCATTTAGCAGGCCCGGCCTATTGAGCCTTGAGAAAGCATTGTAAACTCCCTGAGCCTGCCCGGCCAGCTTGTACGCCTCTTTGGTGAATTGTACAATCTTATTGACTGCAAATGCCCCGGCAATAGCCCCGCCTATTTTCCCTACAACACCTTTGAAAGAGGATAATTGACCCTCGCTTTGCTTGATACCCTTGCTGAACTCATCCGATTTCAGTCCGAGGCGGACAAATATGCTACCTATGATGCTCATTTGATATGTCCTTCGTAAACGTTATATCCACAAGACCGGAAAAAATCGGCTTCATGCCGGGTCATCCTGGTCGGCTGAATGTTCTTTTTGATGTTAGCCTCATTTGGAAGAAGATACAGGTCTGTTTCTTTGCGGGGTTTGTGCTCTTTCTTGATGTACGGATTGCCTACAATCATGTGAAACAGTACCTTTCGCAGCATTCCCTGTTGTAAGCTGATTTCATCTATGTAAGCCTTGCGCCGTATTAAATACTCGCGATAAGTCACATAGTAAACCTGCGGATAGGTCATTTTACACTGGCCGATCAGGAAAGATTCTATTTCCCAAACATCCGGCTCAAAAGGCTCTTTTTTTTTACCTTTTCTACTTCGGCGGGCTCGTGATCGCCCTTAGAATTGCCATCCGTTAGCGTCTGAACGATATAAGGGATTAGCAGGTAAAACTCCTTTCTGTTTTCAGTGGCCCATAAATCCACATCCAGCAATGAGGGGGAGTAATCATCTTCCAGTCCACAAACTATGGCGTTTTTGAGGGCCGCATAAATGATCTTAACAAACTCGCAGAGTGCCGACATTTGCGACTGAAGGTCTTCACCTTCGGCATTCGCGCTTAGTTCGACCTTCATTCCTTCGTTTTCAAGGACACGCCATAAAAAAACGCTGAAAAGGGCTTTCCTGGGCTTACCGCATATTTCTATTTCACGGACCGGATTCATTACGCTGCGGCTGTTTTCTCGACAATCTCCAGCTCTCCGTCTCCGGTCAGAGACATGGAGCAAGTCATCAGCTCATTAGAGGCTGCTGAAACCTCAACGTCTGAAATTCGAACATACCCCTTAAAGGCAATGTCGCCCTCTTCACTGATCTTGCCGATGATTACCGGGGTTCGAGTATCCCCCGAAATAAGTTTTTGAACGAGCTTAAATCCGGGGTCTTCTTTGACTTGGGTGTAATGGAATTCCTCGGACACCGTCCACCCTTTCACGCCGTCGATGAATTGGGCCCAATCTACGCGCTTGTCTGTTGAATCGACGAGCCCGTTACTGATCGACAGGCCGACGTTGTTTTCGGTCGGGACCGGCGTGTTGGTACTCTCTTCAATGAGGTAGAGTCGAAAATTGTTGCCGAGTATTTTGTTCTCTGAGGTAATAACAGGTGTTGCCATGATTTAATCTTTTTGAGTTAAAAGGATTCTGAATCTTTGTAGTTGTCTGTATATCGTTTCGGTGTCTGTTAGCTCAATAGCCTGCGTACATGTTTCAGGAATAAGTCCGTCTTTGTAGAAAAAGTCCACTTCCAGCTCGTCGAGTTTATTCCGGAGGTTTTCAAGTATATTTAGTGATAGCATGGGGGAATCGGACTTGGTAATAACATCCAGCAAAAAAGTGCAGTTGTAATCTCGGTCTCCCTTTTCGGCCCCTTCTTCCATTTCCACCCCCGACACTTCAACTCTCGGAAACACATCAAATCCATCCGTATCGTACCCTGCATCCTTGATTAGAGCAACCAATGCAATTTGAAGGTATTTAATGGGTAGCTTTTTCATTTTCCGTAAGACTGAATCGTTTTGTCGATTTCCTGTTTGACCAGTGAGAGTGTTTTGGTTTCATTCGACCGGAGAGCAGGGTGAAGAAATGGTTTGGCGGGGGTTCCTCTTTTACCAATACTTTTTGCAATCGCAATAGCTGCCGATGTAGCCTGTTTCCAGTAATTACTAACCTTGTGCGTTTTGCGTGTTTTCAAGCTTGTGTAAGCATACCTTGCTCCGCTCGACCGTTTTCGACCGCTTTTGGTGTATGTTGCAGCGATTCCCCTTTTGTGAACCCATTGAAGTATGGGTTCATAGGGAGGTATTTTTCCTGCTTTTCTTCCGAACTCAACAAAAAAAGCCTGTATGACATTGTATATCACGTCCACATACTGTCCAGACATACTGGATTTAGTCTTACCTGAGTTGATGAGCTGTGCCGTAGCAATAGAATCGTGTGCTTTGATGTTGCGCTGAGAATCCCCCAGCACATTCACCGCAGAAGATTTTATGCCGCGCATAGCTGCACCCCGAATCACCTTGTCGAATGACCTGATGCGTTTGCGGCAGTCCTCATACGACCTCATGTCCAACTCTACAACAACGTCATTCATCTTTTCTGCCTCCAGTTATCACCACCTCATCCCCTACATTGGTAGCATCGTAGTTAATTCGGCTATGTATGGTGATTTCATTAAGTTTGTTGAGCATTGTATTGGATAATACCTGTCCGGGTGTAAAAGAATGTCCTTCCCGGTGGATAAACATCCGGTCGAAAGCAAAGCCAGGTTTTCGCATTCTAACCTCTACGCTGTTTATAATCCCTACCTGCTCATATTGCAACGCCCTATACCCACTCAAATCGTTAATAGAGCAAGGGATAGTACCCATAAATTCGAATGAGTTGACCTTCTTGCCGAATGGGTCTGCTCCCTGCTGCCTGCGAAATAGATCAGCCTTGCTGCTGTAACTTCTGGCTTGTATCTGATTACTCCGTATCATAACATTCTATAAGGAAGATATCTGGACATTACGATATTGAAAGAGTTGTTATCGTCGTTTCCGTCAAACAAAAGTCCTGTATAGGCTAAAACAGCAGCCTTATACCTGTTTGCGTCTTCCGCTTCTCCTGTTTTGTAAGTACATATAAAAGAGGAAGCAGTATCTATATAGACGATATCCTGAAGCACTTTATACTGAAGTTGCAGTCCATCATAATCATTGATGGAAACAACTTCAATTACGGGAGGGTAAAAAAGCTTTTGGTTGTCAGTAGCAAGGTCCTGAGACAGCTTCCACGTGGTTGGACGCAGAGAAATGTTGCAATAGTCCTCTACGGCGGCAATAGCGGCATCAAGCATGACTTGCAACTCGTCGTCACGTTCATTACCGATTAGGTGAATGTAACTCTTTACCTCATCGATGGTAATTTTAGAATCTCCCGTCTCAATCCTTGCCACTGTAACCATAATGCTACTCGACTTTTTTGTAGTACCCTTTCTTTATCATCATTTGGGCAATTGCACAAGGTTTAAGGAACACTTCCCCGACCCGAATGCCACAATGCTCTTTGATGACTTCACCCCGAATATTTACAGGTGTTTTAGATTTCCTCCCTTCTGTAGCTGGACGAGCTCTCGTTTGGCGTCCTTGCTGGGATTTATTTTCATAAGGTGTCTTTTCCATAACTTACGCTCCTACTGAAGCTGTTTTGGTGATCGAAGCCAGGGCGGCGTCGATGTCGGCGACATAGATGAGCCCTTTCTTGTTTTCGTTCTCGACGAGAACCTGCGCACGAAGGAACATTACCATCGTGTATTGATCCTTCGAGAGATCGTCATCCTCCTGCCCGATTTTGATGATAGGGTTACGTTTGAAATAGACCTCCGCCAGACCGGATTCCATTGCGAACAATTCAGATGTTCCGATAGCAGGGGTTTCGATCACACGCATTCCGGCCATCAGCTTCGTCCCATCGGTCAGGGTGTTGATGATGTAATTTCCATCCGGACTTTTCGTGTGGGCGTATTTGTATGCCGTCACAGGATTCATGTAGATCACATTGAGGTCATAGCTGCCCTGATCGCTATTCGCTTTCGATGCGTCCACAATGCTACCCTGTACGCGCATAGCATCGGCCAAATCTCCGATATTCGCACTATCTACAGCGTTTTTCAGGCCTGCCTTAGTGGCATCGAATGCCGTTGCAGCGCCTTTGAGGCCGTAAATGTGATTCGGGTTTGATGAATCGTCTCCATTGCCGGAAAAAATCTCCCGGTCCAGGAACAGCATACCTTTGGTCATCATCTGGTTGCTGATGCGGGAGGCGATGTATGAAGCATCTTCAAACATTTCCTCCGTCACTTTGATGCGGGCGCTCGCTTTAGCCATCTCACGGTAGCGTTCCACGGCACTTACTTCGTCCAGATTGGCGTTTTTTTGACCTTCTCCGACATAGCCTACCTTCGATGTGTACGACCCTTCGATATAGCCGATTCGGTTTTTGTCCTGTCCGACGCTCCCCTGCATGAGATTAGGAAGAAATGCAAGATTGCGGTCGCGCGGGAAGCTTACACCCGGCAACATCATGGTTCTCGTCACATCCACGGTGAGATCGGACGTAGAGGCTTTGATTTCGTAACTCTTGCCGCTCTTGGATTCGAAAGCCTTGTTCTTGAGGTCGGCTTTGAACTCTTCCGAGGCGATCAGATCCGCCACTGCCTGCACGATGGTCTGCTCTTTGGTTTCAGTTTTGATGCCGTCGATTTTCTTTGTCAGAACATCGAGCCCAGACTGCAACTTTTGAATGTTCGCATTGGCCTGATCGACCGCTTCTTTTGCTGCTTTGATTTCCGCCTCTTTTGCCTCTGTTGATTTGACCAGCTCAGCGAGTTTGGTTTCTGAATTTTTTGCGGCTTCCTGCGCCGCTTTGATTTCCGCTTCGATTCGCGTAACTTTTTCTTCCGGTGTCTCCATGTTATAAGTGTTTGATAATTCGTGTGTAATATTCTTCTTTGGTTATAGCGTACAATTCGGACAAGTCTTTATCCGGCATCGCCTTGATGCTGTATGCTGTAAATTCGGATTTCCGCTCAGACGATATTACTGAAGCTTGTGAGTTTGCAGCCCGACTAACAATAGAAATCTCTATTAGGTCCACCTCTTTTATGTAGCGTATGCCGTTTATTTCGTCGCTTTCAAGGGTGATATACCCTATAGACAATTCGAACAACTCGCCATCTTCAATTTGAATAGCAAGGTCTTTCCCCTTGGTTGTGCGCGATGTGCGAAACTCGACAAACAATCCCTTGTCATCCTCGGCGATGTCTATAATTTTACCGCGAACATCTTTTATATCGTGCTGGTAGCACAACTTCACCCTGCGACCGTTATCTCCCGATATAGAATTAATGAAAGCTCCTTTAACAACTATATCGTTGTAGCTGTCTTCATATCCGAAAGTGGAAGCATAGGCTTTTACGTACAAATGCTCACCCTCTCGCCGTATGTCCTCGGCTTTAAATTCTAAGCTTTTATATTCGATATTACCCATATTAAAGTCACAATGGGCTCATACGATTACTCGCACAAGCCCATTGATTTGTTGTTTGCGTTCATGGAATTTGGTTTGCATCTTTACAAACATTAGCTCTACCACAAAAATAGGATGCTATTGGGTCGATTTTACATGATTTTCACCCAATTATCGGGAGTTAATCAGAGGATTTGTGTATAACCCCACATTTGCACCCGATTTTGACTGTATTTTTGTCAAAACAAGATATATGAAAGCTAAAGCGTGGTTAATATTAAAAGCAGTCAAACTGTGGTTGGCTGTAGCTTTATTATGGTTGATTGCTGCAATATTGTTTGTAGCACACGTCGCCATAGGGATAATAAAGCTAATCTTCATAATCACTCTATTCCCCCTGACATGGGTAGTATATGTGCTGGACCGGAATATTTACAACAGGATAAAAATCCAGTTAGAAGAGCTTCTGTCTTAATTCAGCAATCCTATTAACTCTTCTTTCACCTTTTCAAATATGGGCTGCGGTAGCTCCATTTCAAGGTCTTTCAATAGTTCCTTGATCTTCTTTTCCCGTTCCAATGCCTTGCATGTCGGGCACTTTTCTCTACAATCACACATAATCAATGGTTTTTGCATTTGCAATCACAGCAAATGAATTTGTGTATATCCTTCCATAAGGTAGAATTCATATCACCTGTCAAATAGGCGACTTCCTCCCCTCCCATGTTAAGACCGAAGGTCTCCGCAATATCGTCTACCATGTGCCGCATTTCGTGCTCGAAAGAGTTTAAAAACTGAGCCTGGGAAGAGTGCAGCCCGATAACCATTACCGTGCACTTTAGCCTCTTATTGGAGTAAGTGAACCCGGTATCCATGTCGCACTTCACAAGGTTGCTATAAACCCTGTCCCGGATGTCGTCGGGGCACTCCACATCTGCTAGACTATCCATAATCTCGTCCACATGGTAGCAAGTCACCGCGAAGAAAATATCCAGCCTCCAGTCATACTTTTTTATGTGAATGGCGCTCCTTTCCATAGGTATCGTTCCACTTTCTCTCGATCATCCTTCTCTGCTTTCTCGGAATGCCGGACTTATCGAGATTCGACACGAACCCGGCAACTTTATTAAAGTCCCTTTCCGGCATATCGCTTAATACCTGCATCGGATTTTGCCCGGCAAGCATCTTGAGTACATATTTGAACATAGCTTTAGTCTTTTTTATCTGGAAAAATCAGGATACACAAAACATCGCTTTCCTGTGATCCGTTTTCCATGAATTCCAATACTTTATTGGCGGTATTCATCAATTCCACACCATCGTTGGTTGTGGTTTGCGCTACTTCTATAGCGAATTTTCTGAGTTCTACGCTGTCCATAGCAAATAGTATTTTAAGGAAAAGGGGCGCTTCACTTCCAAAGCGCCCCCGCCGGTTACAGAAACTCCTCCCACATCAAAGGTTCACCTTTGGCGATACAGTCGGCATAGTACCTTGTAAGGGCAATGCCATCCTCCCCGTCCGGGTCGTCAATGTACGCCTTGATATATTGAAGGATTTGCGCCTCCGTGGAAAGGGGTTTAGGGTAGAAATCCGAATAGGCCATATTGGCCACGTACATACAGTCATGTCCCTTAGCTTTCTCAATGGTTACCCCATTGCGCTCCAAGAGCTCCTTGACCTGTTCGTGCGTCCAATGATGCGACGTACCATCCGCATTCTTCATGCGTTTGGGATTGGTCGCATACTCTGCGAGCTTCGGAGAAAAATGCCACCCGTAATGCGACAAATACTCCCTCATTCCTTCCGGAATGCGCTCATAAGTATCCAGCCTGTCCATAGCCTACCTGCGTCTGTACCGGGAATACGGACCTGTTCCGCGGACACCGCGACGTTCGCCGTAATCATCGTCGTCGTCATCGTCTTCTTTCCACGGTTCACGCATGCCGTAACCTCCGCGACCCGATCCGGAATAACCGCCACGTTCACCATAACGGCCTCCTTCCATCTCTTCGCGCATGTCTTTACGACCTTTGCGATATGCTTTTTCAAGCATCTCGTCCATCTGCTCGTCGTCCCCACTGAAACCGCGAGCGATGCCAATTGCATTCCATCCCATAGTTTATTTGGTTTTTGTTGTTTCAGGTTTGAGAAGGCTCTTTATGTCGTTCAGACTAGGAACCGCCTTCATTAAGTTTTTGATCTCTGTCAACTCGCTGTTCAGCCTCTTGATTTCCTCGTCCTGCTCCCTCGTTTTTGCATAGGACGGATCGAGGTCTTTGAGTATTTGATCGTAAGCCGACAAATTGGCCTTATGCCGGTCGAAAGAATTGATTATGTCCGAGCTCTCCTTCTGACCCGCTGTGATGGCTGGCATAAGCCCCTCGCGCGTCATGGAAACCGTAAGACCTCCTTTGGATTCTACGTCCATGTTGGCTCTTACACCCCACGATTCGTTGTTATCGAGCACAATATTGATGTATTGCTGCTGGAATGGGGTTAGCTGACCCGGAGTGGGCTGCGGATAGTAAGGCATTCCCACCTCTTTGACCGTGGCCACATAAAACTTCGGCGTTTCCCTCGTATCGAGAACATATACGGAGCTTCCTTTTCTCAAATTCTGAAACATGGTTTTTGATTTTTGGGAAAGCGCAGGGGGATTGCTCCCCCATTGCTTTCTGTTTTTACTTTGAACTTTTACTTACTACCTGCTCGGCGCTGGGGGTCGATGCCGTCGTTGTTCCGGATGTAAACTCCAGGAACCGGATCGTTCCCGTTCGCTTGTTGATGTAAGCAAGACGCTCGGTACTTCCAGTGACATCGCTTCCTGTAACCGGATTATCGTTGCTATCCACAACAGGAACCTTTGATGTACCTACGGTCGAGCCGTTGCTCGAAACGGTAGATTGCCCGTTGTTGGGTATAGCCAGGGCGATAGGGAGCGATTCTCCGCCAGCCGGAGCGTCCGCGTGAACTTTGAGTAAGACGATGCTCTCGCAGGGTAATGCATTGTAACAAGCCGGGTTAATGCCGTAATCAACACTAACGTCGGTCAGTTGCACTGCATTGGTCGAGAGTTCGTAGATGCCCCCGATATCGACTCTCCGTATTGCCGGTTGCGGCATTACCGGAAGCTGGGGCATCCACCAATAAGGGGAAAAGGGGTTACCAAACATATGCTACCTCCTTCCCTATTAGCAACCGCACGAACCGAGTGTAGAAGCGGCAAACGGATTGACGTTGATACCATAGTTTACCGGCACGAGGTTACTCATGGCCGGAACATACGGAACGGTTACGGTTGCAGGCTGTTTGCACTCGATAGCGGACAGACGGTTGCTCAGATCACTCAGGGCAGCGTTGACAGGAGCGATGGTCTGCGCGGATACCTGCGCGAAATACGCGTTCTGATGCTCCTGAGACAGTTGGTTGAGCAGCGTTGTATTGCGTTCGCGCAGTGCGTCGATTTTGTCCTGAAGTGCCTGATTTTGCATCTGGTCGAGTTTGCCGATGATGGCGTTGGTGTTGGCCGTTCCTGCATCGCGCAAAGCGAGCGTGTTTTGGTTTGCCGTGCCGACCAGCGTGTTGGTTTGGTTGCAAACGGCAAGCTGGCTTTCATAGCCCTGGCGTTCGATAGCCGTGCGGACATTGCAGCAGCATTCTGCGATCTGGGCCGAAAGCTGACAGTTGCCGGCCTGAATGGCGTTGATAACCTGCTGGCCTGTCATGCCGATCTGCCCGGCCACCTTGTCGATCGATCCCTGAAGATTGCAGATTGCACCCTGAAGCTGGGTTGTCGAGCAGTTCAGCGAAGATGCGAGCTGGTTGATGGCGGTACCGTTGCCCTGAATGGCATTCATCAGAAGTTCACGCCCGGCATCGCCGTTAAGCTGTGCGGGGAGACCGTTTGCGTTGTTACCGAAGCCGTTGCCGCCGAAACCACCCCAGCAGAAGAACAGCAGGATGATCCAGATCCACCAGCAACCGTCGCCGCCCCAGGCTCCCTTATTGTTGTTGCCGTTCATCAGCGCGGCTACGAGGTTCGGGTCCATCCCCTTGTTCTGCATCAGGGCCGGAAGCATAGAGGCAATGCTGGAATTGCCACTGTCACCGAACATGAAAATATCTTTGTCCATAAACTTTGAAATTGATTGGTTGACACCCACTAACGTAGAGCGTTTCACGATAAGCTTATGGAACAAAACTAACAAGGTGCCTTCCCACGGGAAAACACCTTGCAAATACTTTTTAATATTAAGAATTACAGATTTTTACATGTAAGGATTAAATGGTTCCATTGCCAATTTTAACTGCTTCAGAGTATTTGATTGTTCGCCTTAAAAGCTTGGGCTTTATTACACTTCTTGAAATTTTACTCCAAATACTTTGTTTTGATTTTCCTGCTATTTTCGCTGCCTGGTCATAGGTAACATCCACATCCAATAGCGCCATTAATACCCTTTTCGCTCCGTCTAAGTCATCCTCTGACAGATGCTCGAAGCAACCGTCATCTATCATGTCGGCTAGCTGTCTAAGTATGTCTGACGTTTTACCCATCACACAACATTATAAACTACTGAACACATACAATTGATTAGATTGCCCGCAGAAGCTCCAAAGCGTATATCTCTCGGATATTCCATTTTCTCACCTTCAGGATAAAAATATTCTTGTTGACCAACGGTAATACCATCCATAACCTGATGTCCGGGACGGGTGTTGTGACCGCTTATCATCCATGTCTTAGTGTATTCAACACCTAATGAATCTATGGATAATTGTCTTGCCACGGATGAGCAGGCCAATGATTCGAATTGCACAATCCTGCGAACTTGCCACAATTCAGCCGTATTCCATTTTTTTACAACAACATCCCTCATATTGCGTGTCACGGTTTCGATGCTTTGCCCCTCATTCTGCATCAGGGTAACATACTCTTGTACCTGCTTAATAATCCACTCCTTTAAAGTGCCTGACACCATACTTATTTTCGTCCCGGAATATTGTTCTATAAAATCATATAATCCTCTCTCCCATCCAATACTCCGATCATTTTTCTGGTCGATCTTTTCCCGAAATTCATCATCTGCCACTTGAGGCCCAATGTTTAAATATAGTTTGCGAAAGAACGAAGCAAGGTACTGTTCTCTAACTTGAATCAGATCAGGAACAAGGTTCACAGGCAGTCCCAACAAAGCACCCATAACCTTTTTAACCTCCTTCGATCTTTCTGCTGCCAGAATTTTTTCATACGGACCCGACATTCGAATAACCTTGATTATTCGGTTTAATCCTTGTTGTCGTTTGGCGGGGGTTATTTTCATATATACACCTTATTCCGGTTATTGCTTAGGCGGTATATGCTCCGTACTTCCGGACGCTGTACTATTGTCGTCGCCAGACAAATATTGTTCTGAAACCAAACTTTCCGTAGGTTTTCCTGGCATCACATTTATGGGGAAAATAGGCTCATTGGCCCATGATTCATCAATTGTATCGAGCTCTAAAAGCTTAGCCCGGTCATTATATGATCGGTATGATTTGTCATATGCGTTCAGCATCTCTGTAACATCCTTCTTTAGCTCGTCAATTTTATCCGTATTAATAATCCAATGTTCGCCATTCTCAAAGCGACAAAACTTGGTATACTTCTCCAAAAAGTCCTCCGCATAAGGAATTCCAATGTTTTCGATGAGAATTTTTTTTGCGGCAGCCTGGTTGTCATAAGTAGTCTCGCTCTTATATAGGGCATAAGGATACCCGTACACAAAGCACAGTGCAGATACAGCAGAATCGGAGCTATCCAGTAATGCCAGATTTACAGGCGTGTCGCCCAACAGATGAACATCTATAGGAGACCTCATATAAGAGATGTGCCGACCGTCCCTGCGTTGGTTTAAATCTTCTTCTGTGTTTTGTTTGGCAATTTCAGTAGGACCGCCGTGGGTGATATCTTCTTTGGGGGTAACAATGGCAGACACCCCACCTTGTTGGATGGTTGTATTCTGCCTTTTCAGGCCGTTATCAATAATGTAAGTTAACTTGGCTGCTGATACCAGAGGGGATAGTCCGTAATTGGTGGTAACATCGGGATTGTAATCCCGGCTAAACATTACATTTTTAGGGGTAAGCTCTGAATTGAGGGTTAAATTTGATGATAGCGTAAACCCGCTTATTGGAGTAAATGGACCGCCTCTCACAATGAATACTTCTTGGGATGGCATTATATACTGACTGATGAATTGACCTGATTTGAGACCAACCCCCTCCATGCCGTAAACAAAAGCATCCCCCAAAACAAGCTTGTTGATTGCCCATGCTTTTATGAATTCCTTTTGGCTTTCTAGGTCATTGGGGTTTCTCAGAAGATCAATAGACCAATGCGAATCAATAACATTGTTGTCTTTATCATTTAGCTCTGCATACCTGACAGCCTTTGCAATAGCATCTGCGCACCTGTTAACAATCGAGAAAACAGCATAGTTTTGTTCGTAAATTCGAACCAATGAATGCCTGTCAACCTTTGGGAAGTCAATAAGGCGTGAATTCATGTAAATACTCTCGTTAAGCTGTCGGAAGTATTCATTGTCCTTGTTTGTTTTATCAGGAAAGTACCCCTTTCGCTCAACCTGCTTTTTTCGCCCCCAAAACTTTATCATACTCATATCCATTTCGTGTTAAGTGTGTGAAAATCCCATAGCGAGCCCCATCCATAGCATGATTGAAGGCGTCCATAGGCTCGTTATCCAATGTGCCGTCTTTTTTTACCAGCCATTTGTAGTTCTTCTGTTCATTATGAATGTTAGATGATTCAGATGTGTAATAGATGTTGAAATACTGGACAAATTGAATCTGATTAACCACCGATCCTGCACCCTTAATAGCTGGATAAGCAGATATCCCGTATTGCCTCAATTCCGCAATAGACTTCTGCTCTGCGGAATCACAATACACCTCTGTTAGACAATGATCTATTGAATTTATTTGTTTTAACAGGGATTGGTAGTATGGGGAAAGGCCGATAGCTTTTAATACCACGGATAACTCATCTCTGTTCACTTCCGATCCATCGATATAGATACGCTCATGATGATAAGCAATAGAATGCGAGCCATCGTTAAATAATTCTGTTTTTTTATTGCGATAATCCTGCTTTATTAAATTGGCGATATCGGCATTTTGGAGCCCTTTTAGATAGGCAACTTCATGCAAATAAATACTGTTGCTCCTTTTGTCGAAACATATACGAATAATGGCCGTTGGATCATTCACAAATCCAAAATCAACCCCATACCAAGTGTATAGATCGGAAGGATAGGATGTGATTCTGCACCAATTTTTATAGATTACGCCCTCTGCCATCTTCAAGGGCATTCCCATAAAAATATGCTCGTATTTTTCCGGGTCTTTTTCTTTAACGCCTTCGGCTACACGTAAAAATGATTCGTCAAGATTTTCGATGTTATCCAGGTAGGTAGTGTGAATGTAGGTGCAATCATCATGCACCCCATTAAAGTTAAATGGAACCCCCCTGTCTATAAAGAACCTACGAATAATAAAATGCTCTTCATCAGGAGCATTTAAGATAACTATAACATGAATGTCTGCATTTTTCTTTCGAATCGAAAGGTCGATCTTATCGAAAATGGTCTCATCTGTTAATTCTTCCGCCTCATCCAGTACCCATCGGGTTACTCCGGATATAGATTTTAATGATGCCGTTTGGTTGCCGGAAGATGTTCTGATTCCACGAAACAATATACCACTGCCAGTTTGCTTGTTTACGACTGAAGCTTTCGTTTTATAAAAAATAGGCGCGTAATTCATTAATTCGACCTTTTCCCAGAACTCGGGGATAATCGATATTTCCGCGCTCGTCATCGTGTAACGAGTGAATAATGTAAGCTGGTCAGGATTGAAAGTATTGCAAACCTCGTTCGTTGATTCGGCATGTGATTTAGCAGACCCCCTCCCACCCATAACGATACAGTACCTTGTTGTCAGATTAAACAAGGGTGCGTATTTGCGACTGTACGTTATTTCCGTTACGGGATTACTGTGCATCATCACACAGAAGGTTTAACCAGCCTACTTAAAATTTATCTGAGGCGGCTGGATGTTTATATTCATATTTTGTGTAACCGAAGATTTTTGATCGTATCCAAGCATTTCCGAGATGCTGTCCAACGACTTCTGCTTATCGTAAAGACGAATCTTGACCCACTCTTCTTCGACGGGCTCCCCTTCTTTCGTATACCTTGTCGTTTTTTTTGTTTCAACACTCTGGATGCACGCTTTCTCTTCGTCGGATAACTCCTGAAAGTCTTTTAACTCCATCCATCCGTTCCGAAGTCGGGAAAAGTTTGAAAAGGCGATCTTTTGATGCTCTCGTATGATTTGGAGGGCTGATATACCTGCGGCTTCTGCGAGGTTGTTTTTGAGGTAATCCAACCTCGCCCTAATCTCACCCTTGTTAAGCAATTTACTTGCCTTATTGTATATGGTATTATCGCTCATTTTAGAGCAGTTATATGCAAAGCGGTAAGCCTCGGATGCATTGCCGCATTCGAGGTATTTCAGGACGAATTTTTCTTGCTTTATCGTTAATTTAGGCATGTCACATGAAAAATATATTACCGCCTAAAACCTTAATCACCCTAGATAAAACATCGATCTTCACGGTCTTTCCATTTTCTATATTTTTGACGGTAGACCAATCAACACCACTCTGTTTGGCAAGTTCGTATGTAGACAAGCCTTTTTCACGCCTCTTTTTTGAGACGTATTGAGAAACTTTTGACTTGGTGTCGATCACACTTTTTGTTAGTTCATGCTCCGTCACAATTCCCATATAGTGTGTTTTTACAAAAATAGTTTGTTTATAAGGGCATTTTACCTGTTTTGAGGGCAACTATCGGAATTTCACCCGATAATTACTTTGCGATATCACGTACACAGCGAACAGAGAAGCGAGCGCTGATGTCGTCATGGTACACATTAGAATCATCGGGATCAAAGCTCAAGATGTCAGTTTGCGAACCGCCGTACGCCACCAACCAGATCGAAGAGGACCAGTAGAAACCGCAACGGTCCATATATGCACCCCCCTCGTCATAATGACCGCGAGCCGGAAGGAAAATAGACCCTTTGTGATCCGTATAGTGATTTCCGCCAAACCACCTGCCTCTTAATTCCTCATCCCATGTTGAACCAAGATCACATAAATCCTCCCATTCGTCTGCGGTCGGTAAGCGCTTACCCTGTTTTTCGGCGGCTTCCATTGCCTCTTCCCAAGTGAAATAATGATGACCATCCTTTTCTGTACCACCTACCGAGATATTATCTTTATCCCAAAGCAAACCGCAAAGCTCAATCGAATCATTATCCTGTGATGTGAAAACGGGCGGATCTACTTCGATCACGATAGTATGCGAATCCCCATCTTTGGAATTGTAGAGCATCTTATGAATCTGGTCTAATTCAAACTCTAAAGGGCTGCTGTCATAGACGCGCTTTAGATTGCCATTGGTGACAATAAAGCCGTTCGATACTTTTTCTATTGAGATAATCTTTTTCATCATTCTACTTTTAGTCCAATTTCAACCGCATTTATTACTGTTTTCTCTATAGGGTTCGTCTACCTTTAGAACAATTTGCCATCTTACGAAATACGGGATCGGCATCGTATTTATCCCTATAGACTGTAAGATAATGCGTCAATGTTGAATGATTCCTGTTTATCGCGTTAGCTATTTCGATATACGTCAGGTTCCACCGCCTTAATTCGTATGCGAGAATAACCCTGGCCCGAACGAGCGGACAGTACCTGCTTTTACTCCTAATCTCTTCGAGGGAAAATCCGGTTACCGCTTCAACCTTTCGGGCAACTTCATTAATGATAGCCTCAGTAATCATCTCAACTCACATTTGTTAAAATCCACCGTCAACCGGTAAAATCCCAGCACATCCGAGCCGATCAGCCCTCTTACGTTCTTTCCGGTAGCCCTCCGTAGACTGGTCATGTCCTGTACCGCGAAGCTGGCCGAATACGGGACGCTGTCGAGCGTAAACGGGATTCTTCCGGTGGTCTTTAGAGGGATCGAGGTTCCGTCTACGCCGATTACCTCTAAGCCGGTAGCCATGTAGTAGATTTTCACTTCGTCACAGAGCTTTTTATCCAGCATAGATGTAGACGCTCCGGTATCTATTAAGAATAGCTCCCGTTGGCCGTTTATCGTGGCATAGACGAAGGGAACACGGTCGAAGATGATCTTGCCCGGCTTGGTCTTGTTGAGCTCACAGGCGGCAAGAATCACGGCTATAAAGGCAAGAAGAAAATAAAGTAAGGTTCTTTTCATTTTTCAGGTTTTTGTTATATTTGCATTACCCTATTATTCATAATCGGGGTTTTGGGTTCGTAGCAGTAAGTAGGAGGGTGAGGCGGACACCCTCCTTTTTTTATTTCAGCAGATCGGGGTTGTCGTGGATGTTATCACCAACTATTCCATCACACATTTCTACGGCCCAACTTAGCCCGTGCAGGTCATCTTCTTGCTCTCCGATCACACAAAAAGCCCCATCGATAAACCGTATTTCACGTATTATAGTATCGCCAAATTCGGTTACAAGTGACATTATATCCCCCTCGAAAATCTTTTTTCCGTTCTTGTCTTTCATCCCTGTGTACTGGCCGACGGTGTCCGGATCGACATCTTCGTAGTCATTAAACTTCTCTCCGTCATTATCCGTCACCTGCCAACCTATGAGATGGTGTAGAGAACCGTTATCATACCTGTCGTATATGTATTTACGGAAATAGTCGCCCTCTACCCACTCCCCATTATCGAGGCACTTGCCTCTGAAAATTATTGGTCGCATGATTTTTATTATTTATGCCTGCGGCGTGATATTTTCAATGTGTTCTTTTGTCTTTTGATTCTGTTCGGAGATATACTCACCGAAATACTCGTCTACAGCACTCTCAAGCTCCTCCAGGCTGTTGTATCCATTGTAAGGGCCTTTCGTTTCTTCGGTCATCTTCTTTTATTTTTGGCCTTGCGGCAGTTCTTCAATCGTCACCCTCACAGGGCGGCAGGTGTAACCATATTCTTTGGCCTCACTCCATAAGGCTGAATGTAAAAAACCACCACCGGTATAGAGACGTTTGCTCTGATCTGCATAGATGTGTAAAGACGAGGTTAAAATTTCCCCTTCTGGATCAAACACCGCCCACATTTTGACTGTTGTGCTCATGGCTATTCGTCTTTCAGTTTCGGTTTGAATATTAAGCAAGCTGGATAAACAGTATCGAATCCGTCAAACTGTTCCTCCTCATGGTCTATTTCGAAATCGTATAAAATACCGTCTACCTCTATTAGAACATCATCTTCATCGTTTGACAATAGAAGATCTATCAGCTCTGATTTGTTCATAGGTCCATCGTTCTATTTTTTCAATATCAGTGTAGTAATACTTCCCATTCGAATGCTCCATGTAGAGGAAGAACATTTGAGCACATCCTTTGCGAGTATCGTTCTCATCACGATATTTATATACCAGGTGTATTGTTGCCATCCTACAATGTCCAATCGTCTCGCAAAAACGCGGTTTATCTTTAAAGCGTTTCTGGCAAAATTCCATTAAGGCTTTCTCGCCTTCAATCCATATATAAGAATACATTTTAAATGATTTTAGTGAGCTTTATTGATTGCTCAATGTGGGCTACTTGACTGTTGTGCTCATATCCCCAATGCTTTTTCAATCAACTTTCTGTTTTCCGAGTACTGAATCGCGAAGTCAGCATACCTACTATCCCCGGTGTGCGTGTTGTCCAAGTCTTTGAGTAGATCGTTGGTTTTCTGCAAGGCTTCCAGCAGTTCCGGGGCGGCGGCGATAATACGAACATTCGCATCGATAATGTCTTGATCTTCCCAGGAGCCATCATGTTTGCCATCGTGAACGACTGCTACTATATTGCCCCCTCTTACTACCCAGCGATCATTGCCTTTATAGGTTTTCCACTTTCCCGGCGTGCCTTTAAATTTCGGTTTCATTATTCCTGTTTACGTTCGTGAAGTTTACACCAGTTTGTACTTTTGACTGCAAAAGAGCCAATTGCACATCGTAAGTTCTTTTGATACACACGATACTCATCGTAAAAATGTGTGCCACGCACTTCATCATAAGTAAAGTATTTACAATTATTGCACATTGGAGCTTTCTTATTAAATCCCTGCTCCTGCTTGATTTGGTTGACGGTCTTTTTCATCTTCTTCTCCTATTATGCCTGAAGGCGGGTTATCAACTTTTCTTTCAGATTCCAAATTCGCATACACCCCAATCGGGCTACGGTAAGTTGTTCTTCAATAAACAATCTACGGCCACCGGTATTGGGCCATCCTCCGGGTGTTATTTTAATTTCTCCTTCCTCTGTATAGCAGAGTACGGAAGGACGAATCAACTCATACCGCTCTTCAAGAAAGGATATAACCTTGTCTTTGATGGATTCCGGAATGCAGTAGTAGAAACGGTAAACATGCTCATCTTTATGCTCGTGTTCTTTCTTGAAATCAGCTTTGAAATCCTCCCATGAACGCTTTATCTCTACCTCTGTCAGATAACCGGATTTCGTGAGAATAACTAAGTCGGCTTCATGGTTGAGCAGCCCCCATGAAAGATTAGGCACGAATATATCTTGGCGCTTGTTCCATATTCCGCTGTTATACAAAGCGAGTTGGATTTCATCTGCAGTTAACTTTGTGTCCATATTCTTACTCCTTTACTCGTTCGATTAGCCCTCTTCTTTTGAGGCGCTTGATAAAGTTTTTCAGGTTCAAAGCCTGTTCGTAATAGCAGTCCTTTTCAACGGTGATCTTCTCCTTAAAGACAGGTTTACCGTCTAAGCCTATCGACGCCTCACGTACCAACTTCACGGGTTTGATCTCTCCCGTTTTGACGTTGAAGGAAAACAATGTGTGGCCGGGCACCTTCCGCATGCTGCCGATTAGCTTGTATTCCTGTCTTTGCTGTTCGAGTAGTTCTACTTGCGTCTGGCAGATCATTTCGTTGGCTATGCCTGATTCCGGTAATATGCGCATGGCTTACTTATTTACGGGTTCGATGGGACGCCAGTGGGTGACATATTGGGTAATATCGCGTCCTGTTGAATCTTCTACCCAGCAACCGTCTCGGCCAAATTCGGCAAAAGCATAACCGGACTCAGAAAAAAGAGGGCATTTGACCGAGTAATATTTTTCGTCGTAAGGCTCACCGGGTTCCGGCAATTCATCCTCCACACTGATCCACCGATAGGCCTTTTCCATGCCTCTGCGGTATCCGAAAGCATCACCGGCGAGGAAATTCCGAATATTTCTTTTGCGAGAAGCGCATTTATCCTTACCGGGCGCACAATTATTGTTGTTTCTGGATAAACATTTATCACAATAACTTTCGGCGTACTCTCTGGCCGCTTCTTGGGGTGTTTTCATCGCTCGTAAGGATTTTCAGGTAAGGTATTCACGTCGATTGCAAGGCCGGCGGAAATCAGGCCCCGGTAGTCGAACATCCATTCATGGAATTTGTCGAACACCATAAGCCAATCGGAATCCATACAGCCTCCTACTGTATAAAGCAAACCGGCTGCGTCAAATTCTATGAAATGCCCTCTATCATTAAAGACATCAAGCGGCACAAACTTCTCCCCTCTGTGGGTGATCTCTTTGGTGAGGTCGGACATCGGGCGAAGGATGGGCCTTGCTTGACGGTGCATCATCCATTCCCACGCAGTTGAAAGGCTGTGTTGCGAGCTGTAGTCTACCTCATCGGTCATAGAAATAAGACGTACAGATTTCATGTTCGTCCATTGGTATTTCAACCCATAGGGCAGATAGCCGCAAATATCTTTCAGTTCAAGTGTTTTCATAGCTCTTTATTTTTGAAGTATTCGACAATCTCTTCGGCGGCGGCTTTGCGCAAGCTGCTAAAAACACCCCCGCATTTAACAATTACATCATTATGTAGAAGCTCTCCCTTAGCAGCAAGCTGTTTAATCTTACCGCGTTTCAGTATATACAGATTGGCTGTAGGCATTAAATACTGTTCTGTACACTCCGGGCCATCCGTCATCGCCGCCAGGGCGTTGAACAGCTCGGTGTTTTCGCCGCAGTCGATAGTATCGTAATCGCTCTTAATTATTTCATGGACTGCCTCCCCGTATACATATACTCGATTTTCACTAGTCAGCACAATAACGCCATCGTTACGGAGATATTCGAGCCTGTATCCAATCCCTTCCAGCCACTCGATCAGCTCTTTTCGCTTCTCCGGATTCTCAACCCGAACAAAGCAGGGGGTAGTGAAGGTCATCGCTCGTTGAGTTTTTGAATGAAATTGTCCAGATCGGAGGTTAGGCAACCTCCATGTGCTTGTTCCATGTATTCTTTGAACGCCTCCGCTGCTCTTGCTTTCAGCGCTTCGATCTCCTCTTCTGCGTCCTGCTCGGCAAGCTCGACGGCTCGACGGGCTGTTGATGTGTCAATCATCCACTCTAGGCCGTCAATCAGCTCAGAGCTGTTATTGATAAATTCTTCTGCTCGTTTGCTTTTCATTTCATTATCTTTTCATAAAACACATCCAATGGGTTTTTGAGGCTTTACCGGACTTATGACCGAACAAGGGTTGCTGTCCGAAAATTTCCAACAGTTTGCTAACCGGGATTTGAACCTCATTCCATTTGAAAATTAAGATCCCGAACGGCTCAAGAACCCGCATACATTCATCAAAGCCTCGTTTTAGATCCGTTTCCCATGACGGGAATAATCGGCCATACTTTTGTGCGGTATAACTGTTTGCGCCCAACCGGTTAAAATGCGGCGGATCGAATACTACAAGTTTGAAGGATTCATCCTCAAAAGGCATATTCCGAAAATCAGCTATCAGATCCGGATGCACTCGAACACGCCTACCGTCACATGCGATAAATTCTTCTTCCCGAATATCCATGTAAATCGCATCCGGATCTGCTTTGTCGAACCACATCATTCTACCACCACAGCAGGCATCAAGTATTTTCTTGTCGGTTGTCATCTCTCGTTATTCTGTGCCCCGGACGGGACGGTTTCACAATCCCCGTAATACACCCAAATTTTACGTCTGGAGTACCGGGTTCTCGTTTGAATCCAGCCGCTTTCGAAATCGACTCCGATCACTTTCCGGCGATATTTCCTGAATACGATCAGGTCGCCTTTTCCCCATCTTTTCTCTTCAAACTCCTGGTATGTCATTGTCTTGCTGTTTTGCTTCCCGTTTAATCTTGTTGATCTGCTTGCGTGTCACCTGAAATACCCCCCCCGAAAGGTGCTGCAGGTCTTTGACCTTCTCAGCGGGGATTTCGTCGATAAATTCACCGGTGCGATGGCTGTAAAGGGTTACCATTTCCGGGTTGATCGTTTGGTTGATTTCGACTTTCATTGCGGTAGATTTTAATGGATTACAAACACTCTTTAATCCTGCCGAGAATCTCATCATCGGACACTTGATAACCCAGCGAAAGGACATCGCACAGGATGCGGCGGAATTCTCCGGGTTTGTAATTCTCGACGGTAGTTGTTTCCAGATTAACCCTGGCGGACAACTCCCTGCGGATAACCTCGCCACGCAGCTCATCATCATCGATTTTATTCAGTATATCGCCTACATAAAATTCAACTTCGGTATCGACGTCCAAACTAATGTATTTACTCATGATTGTCTGGTTTTTAATAGTTTTGCGTATCTGTCTTTCGGCGTATCCCCGATGTGGATTAATCCTGCTTCTTTCAGCCTTTCGAGCTCTTCGACCATCTCGAACCAACTGATCGAAAGTTTGTCGTAGATACTCCGGAAAACAATGTTCAGCGGCTCGATTCTTTTCTCTTTTCGCTCGGCGGTCAGTTGCTCGATAGCTTCAAGGACGGTCATTTCTCTTTGCTTTTGAAGTAGTCTAACAGTTCATCCAAACTCATCAGGAGGGTAAATCTTTCCTTGTCGTGACATCTGGTGTCGGCAACTTCGGAACAGGTGTAGTTATCTTTCATGCTTTATCTACGGCTACTTCCGTTTAGCTTAATGAAGTTGAACATCTGTTTTAATCTGTCACCAAGCATCTTCCCATACATCTCAGAAAGAGATTCAAGCGTGAAATTTCCGGTAGCGTGGGTTATGGTTCCTTTGCGGTGACGCTCAAAGAGAAGATCGATCATCGGGGTTGATTCATTGCCGTAGTCTTTGGCGACTTTGGGCTCCCGGCCTATCTCGTCAATCACGAGCGGAGTATGAAGCATTTGGCTTGTGATACCTGATTTGGCAAGGTTGTACAACTCCATGCTTGTTTTAAACAGAACCGGGCAAACCTGCAATCCTTTCGACTGGACGAACTGATTGACCAACCTTGAATAAGCGTCCATTATCAGGGATTTTCCACAACCATAGCTCCCGATCAGGGCAACTCCGAGGAATAAATTTCCAGAGAAAGATTTATCCATTGTCGAGTATTTGTAGAGTTCGAGTATGACCGGCTCGTTACTGCGGTCTATCGTGAACTCGGAATACTCCCCGCGTTCGGACATCACGAGCTCCGCAAAAGCTTTCATCAATCTGGTGAAATCTGCCGGGGAATAGTCCAAAACGATTCTCTTGCGGATGGCAGCGCGGTATTTTTCCTCACGTTGAATTTGAAGGGACTTGATAATCCCGTCAATCGAAATCAGATCCTGAGATGCGTGTTGGGATATATTTTCCATTTTTCTGAGGTTTTTGTTTGTCCAGTTGAATCTTTAGCCAGCTCACAAAGTGGCTTTTCGTGTCATGTAGGGATTTTACCGTGTCTCCTCGGATGCGAAGTTCCCCGAAGAATTTCTCAAGCCACATTCGAGCCTCCTGTGTGTTTTTCAATCCACGCTGCATAGCTACCTGATCCAACCAGATTGTCTGCGTTTGCAATTCTTGTTGAACAATTGAGAGCTCCGAGGTGAAATCCGAGCCTTCGGATGGTGGTTGTGTTTCCCCCATACCCCCTTCTTCTTTTTCTTCTTCCTTGTATGTGTCTTTTTCTTCAAGGGTATCAATACCCTTTAGATACCCTTTCAATACCCTTTCATATAAACCGTGTTTTTGAAGAAGTGAGATGATTTTTTTATGAGGCCGGCACGATTCTGTCAATTGCCCGTATTGAAATTCTATAAAGTCCGGGATGAAATATTTGTTTGCGCCGATTTGCTCAATTCTTCCCGATAATGCCGACAAATCATCATGGGTGACCCGATCGCCTATGTAAGCTGACGCAAGCGCCCAATTAGCCGACCAAACACCCGCTTGGTCGCATTTATCGAAGATGAACCGGACAAGGCATTTATGCTTACAAGAGAGAGACATAAACCACTCTTTGTCCCACAAATCGGTATCTGTAAATCGTTTTGCCATTACTTGTATTTCTTACAATCCTTTTTGCTCTTTAAGCCTTTTAACCTCCTGCTGATAGTGCTTTATAAGCACCGCATATTCGGTCGGCCCGATTTTACTGATGTTGTGTCTTTTGATGTCCAAATAGGAAATAACCTTATCCCCGTACTTCTCGATAAGACCGTGATTATATCCGATCATATTACCTTCGTCGAGCCTATTACAACTCCTACATTGTAGATTCACGTTCTTTTCATCGAACCGCAGGCTCATGTGTTTCCGGTTGACATAATGACCTGCATCCGCATCCTTCCAGAAAACTACTTTTCCGCACGAAATACAGCGTCCGTAACCGTTGCTGTCGGAATCCCTCAGTCGGACATATTCGCTGAAAATTCGGTCTAATTTGGCCTTGTAATTCATCATTTAACCCGGTTTTCCAGAATGAACTGTTCTTTTGCAAAACTGATCTGCGTCCTCAAGTTGTCGGACTGATGCTTGCAGGTGGCGTTGATCCGGTCCAACCACTTGACTAACCTGTTTTCATGCCGGCAGCAACTCGTCAGGTACTTGTTGGCTACCGTGGCCGCCATGCAATCGATTCGATCTTTGTTTTCCTCGAAAGCCCTATTGATGGCTTCCTCCTGTAAGAAAACAGCCTCGGCAAGCATCTCACCGGATCGGGCCATGTAGACGTTGAGAGTGGATAGCCGGTCGAGCAATACATTGATTTCACCGGAATAAGGGGCGTTGAGATACTGCTGTATATCGTGGGCTTCCCTGCAAAGCGGTTCGAGCCTGCCAGCCATTGTTTCAGGCAGTAACTCCCCATTGCACTCCACCAGAATATCATCCATCATGCGATCATTTTTAAAAGTTTACTTTTGATCTCTTCTTTGTACTTATTGGCCTTTTCAAGCTGTTTCAGGCAAAAATCAATGAAAGGCTCATCCCGTTCTACCCGAAGTATTTTAAGGGCCAAATCCGGATTCTGAACCCGGGGATCGTATGCTATGAAATCACACCATTTTCGACTTGTTACGATCAGGTTCCCCTGAATCTGGGTGTAATACTTCCGGTTCAGTTTCTTCAAATCCTCCTGCGTTTCCAATAGGAGGTACTCTACATAATTTTTCCCGCTGTAAGGACACTTGATCTCAATGATTCCATCTTCACCTACCAATCCATCCGGGGAGCCGCCGAAATATTCGTTATAGCGTATGAAGCCGCACAAATCGACTTTATTACCCGTTCTGGCTTCATACTGCATTCGTGCCTCGTCTTCATACTGCTGTCCCCATTTGACCTCTTTGTTGTTGAGTTCCTTGTAATCGAGGATTGTCCCGTTGGTGATCTGCTCGGATATTTTGTCGTACACGTAATCCTTACTCGATTCGGAAAGTTTGCCGGCTTTCTTGTCGGCTTTTCTTTTTGGCTCGGAGAGGAGATCGTCCAGCTCCGAGCTCGTAAACATTTCCAATCTGCCCGAATACCATTCAGGAGTTCTCTGTAGCTGTTCCATGCTCTTTGGCTATATCTTTCAAACCGAAAGCGTTGTTTTCGATCTGCTGCTCGGCAAAGCTCTTTTCCTCCGGTTCGTCTTTTCTTCCCAGGGCCTTGCTGAGTAATTCGTCGTACTTGGCTTTGTCGATCTGACCCTTTAAAAGCGCGTCTTTGGCCTCTTGCTCGGTGGAAATCTCTTTCACATCCGGAACCTCTACAACATTGGGATTATCCATGTAGTCGGCCCCGTTTACCCGGATTACGGCCTGATCGCTAATGACAGCGGATTGCATCTCTACCGACATCGGGGCGTATTTCGACAGTAAAAGTTTTAGGACGGTCTTTTTGGCCATCGCATCAAAATCCGTAGCCCATTTACTGTTATTCCTGATATACTCTTTTGATGAAGAATAAGTTTGTGAGTACTTTTTTGCGTGAGCATCAATCTGCTCGACGCTGCTGTAAGACATTTTTTCAAATCCGTTTGTCAATCGGAAGTAAGCCACATAGCCGATAGTCGGAAGCTGATCCCGGTCAGGAAGTTTTTTAAACTTGATTTCTCCGGTTACAAGGTCTTCATCCAGATATTCGCCTTCCTTGACTTCTGCAACGTTAATAGTCTGAAATTGACCGGAACGGATGGCTAATTGAACAAAACCCTTATATCCAATCTGAAATTGAGCTTCTGTCTTGTTTTCACGGTTGTTCCTGTAAGGGATGACATAGGCAAAACCGAGGTTTGGATCTAAGGGAAGATCGAGCGCTGTGGCCTTAATGCCTGCATACATGACGCTCATCGGGTCGCACTCCTGTAAATTCTTGTTGTTTGCCACAAGAGCAGTTAAGTTATTTACAAAGCTGCTCCGCTTCTCTCCGAGCACCTGACTCAGATAATTCTGTGTCCGTGGGTCGGTAATCTTTTGATTGAAGGTTTGGAAATTGCTCATAACGTTATATTTTTTGAGGTTTGAGGGAGATTAGGGTCTCCTTTGTGGACAGGGCCGGTTCTGCCCCGACGACAGCTTTGAATCTTACCCGCGAGAAAGGGTATCTGTCGGCTTCGTTTGTGTTGGCCCTGTCTTGCTGTACATCTCAAGGGCGCACTCCCCGCACCATTGCCTGCCACTTATCCGGGCGTCCCCGGTGGCTGCCTGTCCAGTGTCGGTCTTTCCCGACAGTCCGTATTTTATTTGGTATTTATCCTATTTTTTATAGCTACCTTAATCTTTTCTGAGATAGGGAGATTGCGCACTTCCTGATTGCACTTTTGATGGGCCAAAACCATGTTGGAAAGATCGTTTTTACCTCCACAACTCAGGGCGATCAGGTGCTCAACAGTAATATCGTCCCCCATCTCATTTCCACAATAGAAGCAACAGGTACCATCGCGTTCAATCAACCGTACTTTCTCTTTCTTATAGCCCGGGTACCGACCTGTTTTTATTGGCGCTCCATTCCACTTTCCGCCTGCCCGGAATGCCCTAATCGCTTCATCCGTGAACCTGCCATTTGTTCGTCCAGTGTTATACAGCACCCCTGTTTCCTTGCCTTTAAACCGGAGAATTTCATATTGGTTTGTCGGAGGCAATATTTCGCATCCCCTCTGAGCCAGCCAGATTTTGAACTTTTCAACGTCCATATTGATTTACTTTTGTTGCGGACAGGGCAGGATTCGAACCTGCAATGAGTGCTTACGGTAAGCGTCTTTTACACACTCATTAATGCTGCTCGCCTTGTTCGGCATACTTACCACATGTATTAGCGTCTACCAATTCCGCCACCTGTCCAGTTGCCCGTCTTTCCGGGCTGTCAATATGCTTGTTGATTCCAAAATATTTCCCGAAAACCTGGCTTCTGACCATCTTTAGTGTAGAAATACCTCTTGTAGCGACCGATAATTTTGCCGTTCTCATCAAACAGAATAACCCATTCATCGCCTATTGGGAGCCCGTCATGACGGAGCCTTGAAATAATCTTCCGTGCATCTACAGTACCGCCTACCTTGTTCATCTCGGCGGTTGTCATAATCCTGCCTTGCAGTAAAGCCGCTTTGATCTTCTTTTGGGGTTCCGCTAAATAGTCCATAATATTGAGTGTTTTGATTTGTCCTTTAAAACCTCCGCGGGCCTCACGGATGGCGGAGGGGTGAGCATTGTGCATTATTTGCACACTCGTCTAACCAAATACTAACCATAATGAACCTAAAACATCATGCAGCTATGCTTGTCATGTAATATTCAATGTCCCGTGCATCGGGGATCGGTATGCTGTATTCGTGATCGATATCGTTTGCATACGCATAATAGGGACTGAGAACTGGATCGCCGGCACCGTTCAACCATGCGTCGATGCAAACCGTTTTAATGTACCGCCCGGCATCTACCGAAAACTCATACGGAAACTTGTTTTCACCTGCGAGCTTGTCCATAACCTGAGTGGCGATATACTCCAACTCGCTTTCCGTGAACTGTAGATCGAGAAACTTTGTCGGTGTCATGGCTACTCAGTCTTTAAGTATTTCTTGATACCTGCTTCACCCCGCTTAGTCGTTGCGATCAGAACCACTGCCAGCACCAGCCCCCAGAAATTGATCCGGAAATCTTGCGCTGCGGGATTGTCGTTGACGATCATCAACCCGGCAACTACTGCCAGAAAAAACCGAATCACTTTCATAAGACTTTGGATTTTTCAGGGTTAGACGATTTATCACCCTGCCAGCACTCAATCAGACAGAAAACAACACGGAAGAACGGAGCAATAGATTCATACTGCTCGTGAGTAAGGTTGGAAAGGGTGTTGGCTATTTCCTCATTCGATAGTTTGAGGATAGATTCAACGCGTTTACGGGCGTTAGCCGTAGCATCGGGCACACCTGGTGCACCTGCGCTAACTTTTTCACTTCTTGGCATTTGTGTACAAAAGTTAGTTGCGTATATATACAAGAAGGACGAGCCCCCTTTTTCTGCCAAGAAGTGATCAGCCCGAAGACTGAGTACACAGGAGCCCGCCCTATTATCAGCGGTGTAAAATATGTAGTTCGTGATCTGCTGACCACTTCTTGGCAATACAATATTAGTAAAGTTTTCTGACTTTACCAAATCTGCACGCAAAATATTTTCACAACCGCTCATTTATTCTGTTTTTTATATATTTGTTTTTCTGCTCATCAAATTGAAGCTATGGATTACGGAACAACTATCACTGCTTTGTCAACGTTAGTAATGCTGTTAATAGGTTGGCAGATATACACTTTCATCCAATGGGAGAAAGAGGTTGACCGCAAACTCGAAAAGCGGATGAAACTCTTTATGGATAACTACCGCAAGGATCAAATGCAGGTTGAAAAAAATCATACTTCCAAGAATCGTCTTTTGTTTATTAATTTATTGGGGTTGATGTATCTGAAATTCTACGAATCTCGCGATAGTCTATTCACAATGCTATCCATAGTTTATTTTGCTAATGATATTATTGATAATAAGGACCGTGAGAGCGTAAAGCAGATACAAAACATGTTACAAAGTATTGTTGATCATCTACCTGAATTTCTACCTTTCAATAATGCCGAAATAATCGAGCGATTAGAAACATCCATAAAAAGTCTTTGTCAGCTTGACGATTCGGGTTTTCAGTGTCTTGATTTAGTTCGTCAAATAAAGGAGCGAAGTCAGCAATAATCTGAAAAGTGTCAGTTATTTGCTTTTTATAGTAGGTTTCGAGTTGATCAATATTCTCACAATCTCTGTTCATCTCTTTTCATTATTGGAGGGTGGGTGGGATTCGATACCCACAACTGCTGTCTAACTGCTCGGACTTACGGATTTATCCTGCCCTACATCTGCTGCCGTACTACTTGTACTACCACCCTTTTTGCACCCCTTAGCGGACTCGAACCGCTACCTGCTCACACGCGCACAAAAACATCTTCAGTCAAGCAATAACCGGTTATGCGTGTTCGCCGTCTCTCTCCCGTTAGACTAAAGGGGCGGAATCTTACAATTTGTCGAGGTACTCTTTGATCGCCTCTCTATCCTCATCGCTGACTTCGTCGGAAAGAGCCAGCCGGGAAAGGTTTGCCCTCAGTGGATTCAAAGCTGAATCCGGAGCGGGGCCGGGCGTGATGATAAATTCGTCGTTCATGGCTTTGTAGGTTTTAGTGATTTCTTCTTAACTCAGAGAAGTCTAACTTGAGTGCAACAGATCCCCGGATATAGGTGCGGCTATCTGTGCTGTCGGGATGTTTGGGAATAGCGCCCGAATCAACATAAGCCTTGACTGTTCGTGGGTCTACACTTTGTAGCGAAGCGACTGTGTGCAAACTAAGGAGGGCTCCATAAAATTTGTCTGCGTTTACACTGTTTGCGCGTAAATCGTTGAGCTCTTTTTTTAGCTGGCGGTTTTCTATTTCCAAATCGGCCACATAAGCCGCTATACCCGATGCCGAATAGTCCATAATCTTTATCCTATGAAACAATTACACTTGTTATACTGATCGTTCGTGCTTCCTCTCGTCCTCTGCCTCGGCGGCAAATCGTTTCGATCTCCCTACCCCGCCGTATACGCCGCACAATCGTATTATTAAAATCCAACAACTGAGAACTGAACAACAGGAGTAACACGACTGCCCCGGCTTTACGCTTGATAGGTGATAAATCGAAGCTGATATTGAAGTTGACGCAAAACCACCACGCGGATAATTCATTGATCTTGTTAATTCCGATCTTAGCATAGATCGACCGAAACTGATTCATTACCGTATTCACCGATTTATTCAGTGTGTCGGCTATCTCTTTTTGGGATAGGCCCCATGCAGCCAGTTCGGCTACCCGGTTTTCTTCTGTGGTAAGTTTGGCGTTAGCGTTCATGGTTACGATTTTCGAGTAATCAGTAACATTCCGGAATCATTGGTCTCCAGATAGAAAACATATCCTTGTCTACGCAATCGACTTGCAGCAACAGCTAACCCGTTGGAAGTGCGCCCGTTGGCTTTTATCATCCGGGTTTCTCCAACCGGGACAGACAACAAGGTTGCTTTATAGTCAACCCTTGTTTTAGCTTTCAACATGCTTAGACTTTCCATTGTGGTTGTGTGTTTATCAGTTTTTTAGTATATATTTGCTATTTACTGTGTAATTACTATGTCATATCTTTGCTGCGTTGGTACGTAATTACAATGCAAATATAAATAACTTTATTTTTAATCCAAAGAAAATAATAAAGTTTTTATTGTTTTATTATATGGTATTGATAATGAGCGAATCTGACAGGATAAAATTAATTATCAGACACCTTATAGGAAAGGGTATAGCCTCTAATCAGAAAGGAATAGGGGAATTATTAGGCTATAAAAACGAATCTTCGTTTTCTCAGGTTGTCAATGGAAAGGTTCCCACCCCTTCAAACTTATTGAAAAAACTAAAGAATCTTGACAAGCAAATAAATGAAGAGTGGCTTTTAACTGGTGAGGGTGAAATGCTGAAAACAGATACGCCTAAATCCGGTGTTTCAACAGAAGAAGGAGGGGTTATTTCCATTCCCCGTGATGCATGGGAGGTTATAAGAAATCAATCCGCTAGCCTAAAGGCAAAAGATGAGCAACTGGGTATGCTTGCGGCCAGCCTAAAAACAAAAGATGACCAAATAAACACTCTTATCTCTCAAAATAAATCCGAGAGAGATGAGACTATTCGAGTGATTTCAATACTGGAGAAAGAATTAGCTAAAAAGGGGGAAGATGCGGGTTACCCATCCCATGTTGCTATACGGGCGGACACAGAATGAAGCGCCGTCGCTTGAGCGTGAAGCTGCCGGAATTGGATCTATTCGGGAAAGCGGCTGCTAATCAAATATAACAATAATTTATTGTATTTGTTCGAGGTGTCAAATAAACTTTTATTATGAAAACGACTTATGTATTAAGCGTAATTGTTTGTGGGTTATTATTTGCTTCGTGCGCATCTATACCTATGTATTCGGAACATGTTTACTCCATAGATTTTAGAAAGTATTCCGAACAGGGATTTATTATTACCCCCACCGATAACATCAACAGGGAATATACTTCTTTGGCTGATATAGAAATGGTGTTTACGTTTGGATATACCGAAAAGAAAATTGTCACAAGGCGTGGTTTTTCTCAATCAGAAGTAAAGGATGATTTATACATAGATAAAAATACATTAAGATCTAAAAAGCCGCGTGGTGATAATTGGTTTACACCAACTCCTGAATATGTGCTTGACCAATTTGTTCAATATGCTAAATCTATTGGAGCAGATGCAATAGTTAATTTTAAATCAATAAAAATAGAAAGTTATCCTGGTAGCGTAACGTTGAGTGGATTTGCCATTAAAATTTTGGATTAACAGACA